CTGCAACAACATACAAAACACAATTTGCTAACGAAGTTGCAGCATCACAAGTAAAAGTGCAACAAAATAGTATTGCAAGCCGTATTTTACTTTTGGAGATTTCAGCATGACACACAAAGAACTAACGGAACTTTTGATTAACGCAGGGTTTGACGCAGGGTGGGCAATAAGTGGCACCGACCTTGTTTTGTGGGAACATGAAACCGACCCACCGGCACCATTAACACGCCCCGAGGCGTAATGAAATGGCGTTACCTATTTGCCTACACGGTTTTTATAGCCGTGGTGTTATGGGGTTGCGCGGGTTGCTCTGACCGTGAAAGAGTTAACTGCCAACGTGCGGGTAGTAAAGCCGTGACAATGACAAGCGACATACAAATAGGCACGGGCCGTTGTGCATAGATACACCAACGAGGAAATAAAAGCGCGCCTTGTGCTTGTAGTAGGCATTGGTTTAACGCTTGCTTTCGTTGGCTCTATTTTTACTTTGCTTTACGGCTTGTTATTTGTGACGCAACCTTTAGAACAGGCCCCAAATGACGCTGAAGCATTTAGCGTGTTAAACCCTATGCTTATGACCCTTTCCGGCGGCCTAATTGGTTTGCTAGCGTCCAACGGTTTAAAAAACAAAGACAAAGGCGGAAGAGATGAAAGCGAATAATAAAGCATTGTTGGCAAGTTATGGCCGTAGCGTCGTTGGCGCTGTTATCGCCGTTTACATGACCGGTGCAACTAATCCAACCGATTACGTTAAAGCCGCTATTGCTGCACTTATTCCACCGGTTATGCGTTGGGTTAACCCTAATGACACAGCCTTTGGCCGCAGCAAATGACGGCAAAAGCCCAACCCGGAGTACCCGGCAGTCGAGACTACATAGGTAACAGCGACGGCCCCGCAAAAGGCAAACGCGCCGGCACCGAGGAATGGGTAAGGCAAGCCGCTAAATGGTCTAACGGTGCGTGTTGGAATAATGGCACATTCGGCCAACGTGACGTTAAAGGAAAGCCCGGCACAATGTCAGTACACGCAACAGGTCGCGCTATGGACTTGTCCTACCGCAAAATGGATACCAAAGGCGTTGCAGAGGGTCGCAAAGTGTCTAAAGCGTTTATAGACGTTGTGGTAGCCAACGCAAACAAACTTGGCGTACAAATGATTATTGACTATTGGCCACAACCGTTTGGCCGTGCGTGGCGTTGTGACCGTCAAGCGTGGAAAGCATACGAAACTAAAACTGTCACAGGTGCGCCCGGTGGCGATTGGTGGCATATAGAACTATCGCCGGCTATGGCAGATAATCCGGAAGCCGTAAAAACCATATTTCAAACCGTTTTTGGGGTATCCACAACCGCGTAACAATGGTTCGATAGGGTTTTCTTTACCGACGGAAAGCCATTTACCATGAACGAACTACAGTTTTTTAACTACGAGTGTTTTATAACCTCGCTTGCCACCGGGCAAAAAGCCATGGTACAAATTTTTAGAGACCCACAAACAAACGACGTTTTACACGTACAACTAGTTTTTAAAAGTCCGGCTACCGGAACATGGGGAAACCCCTACCAAATGGAAGTAGCAAAATGATTACCCACAAGATAACCACAGGCGCAATAGCGCTAATTATCGGCGTTTTATTAGTTTTTAAGCCCGGTGATGCACAGGCCCCAACCGAAACCCCACAGGTTGTAATAGCGTCACTACCGCCAACCACAACTACAACCACGTTGCCCGCATTGGTCACTACCTGCACGCAGGTTGCGTCGTTGGCCTTAGCCGAGGGATTACCGCCTAGCGAACTAGAAACAGCGCTACGCGTCGCAGTACGTGAGAGCAGGTGTAATAGCGAAGCGTTTAACGCGTCAGACCCAAGCGGCGGTAGTTATTCCATTTACCAAATTAACGGGTTTTGGTGCCTACCAAATAGTAATTGGCCTACCGGTTGGTTGCAGGCTAAAGGCATAGTCGAGACGTGCGCCGACCTATTTAACCCAACAACAAACACAAAAGCCATGGTTGCCATATGGCGTAATAGCGGTTGGCTACCATGGAAAACAGCAAAGTAAATGCACGAACAGCCCCACCCCGACAACATACTTAGCGAGGAAACCCGACGAATGTTAGACCCAACAGCAAACGCAATGGCAAAACACCAAATGGCCGTATTTGATTTGATAGACGAAATATGCAGGCCCGCACACATACCGTACAAACCTAAACACGCCGAACTAATTGCGCGTTTAAAGCACGTAGCACTAGACCTAGATTTAAGCGGCCAACAAGACGCATGGCAGGCCGTTAGCGAAGCAATAGAGGCTTTAGGCGGCTAACCGTGGCAACTGTTTATTTAAGCCCGACGGAAATAAACTACGCATACGCGGTAGCCGAACTACGCCACGAAAACGCCAAACACAACCAACACCAAGACCGGTTTAAAGGCGAATTCAAAAACACGTTGCCCGACAAAATAGGCGCGCTAGGTGAATTCGCGTTAGCCAAACACCTAAACCTTTATTGGGGTTACGAACCATACAACCCAAAAGCAAACGACGTAGGCCGTTACGAAGTACGCACAACACCACGCCCCGACGGCTGCCTACTTACTCGAGATTTCGACAAACCCGCCATATACGTACTCGCAACACTTGACAAAGAAAACAAAGCGGTAATTTTGCGCGGTTGGAATACGTTGTATGAAACTATGCAAGTTGACCGGTGGGCGCCCTATATGCCGTTGCCATGTTTTAAAACGCCACAAACCTTGTTACACGCAATGAGTACATTACCGGCAGCAATATAACCCGACAATGAAAGACAAACCCGACGTGAAACCTTGCCCCAAATGCGGCGTTACTACATACGCCTACAAGGCCAGTAAAACGCACACACGTACTTTATATTTCCACCCGGGAACCTGCAAAAAGGCGGCATACAAACATGGCATTTAACATAGACAACTACGTAGACGTACCAACACGCCTAAGCGAAGCACTAAAACGCTACCCCGATTTACGCATACAAGAAACAGCCGCCGAGGTTGTAACCATGCCCGACGGAAGCACGTTTTACCGTTGCACCGTCACCGTTTGGCGCGACGCTTCCGACCTAATTCCAAGCATTGCCACCGCAGCCGAACCATACCCCGGCAAAACGCCATACACCAAAAACAGCGAATTTATGGTTGGTATGACTTCCGCGTTAGGCCGTGCGTTGGGTTACATGGGTTTTGGCATTAACAAAAGCATTGCTTCACGCAACGAAATAGAAGCACGGCAAGACCCTAAAAAGCCCGACGCACAAATAGCACCAATACGACGCGAAATTTCTAACAGTTACCCGAAAGGCGCAAGCCAAAAACAGGTTTACTTTATTAAGTCATTAGCCAAGGGTGCAGGGTTTGACGAAGCCGCTTTACATGACTACATAGCCGTAACACTTAACAGCGACGCCGTGACATTAGAGACGTTAAGCCCGGAACAGGCCACGCAAGTAATTGACGCACTTAAAGCATTGCCAAGTAGTAAAGCCGATTAATGCTAGAAGCCGCGTTTAAAAACAGCGTCATTGAAATAGCGACGCGTTACGGGTGGTTTGTGCACCATGACCTACCCGCAATGAATAAGCGCGGTAAATGGGCAACACACATACAAGGTGACGCAGGCTTTCCCGATTTGGTATTAGTTAACAAGCGCGGTGTGCTAGTTTTTGCGGAACTTAAAACAGACGTAGGCGTTATTCGAAAAACACAAGAGGAATGGTTAAGCCGGTTAGATAAAGCCGGCGTAATTACGCAGGTATGGCGGCCTAACCAAATGCCAGTAATTATACGTTTTCTAGCCACCGCCTAGCGTTGGACTAGCCAAGCCCTAAGCCCGTTGCACGGTAGTTGGGAACATACGGCAACGTAGGTAGTGCGCTATGCCCGTAATCATGCGCGACGAAATGACCGGGCCAATGGCGCGGCAGCGTGTAAACATAATCACGCAAAAGCAAGTAAGTGGGTACGGGTTAGGGCAACCCCGTGGGTGGGGCTTTAACGCATTAGGCTTTACGTCGTGTAAGCATTGACATACACATAACAAACAAACGTTAAAGGATTAGCCCGACATGATTAGTAACCAACAGCACCAACAGCAAGGCGCTTGCGCCGCGCTAGCACAAGCCGTAGGCGCGTGAGAAAATGCCAAGCAAACACAAAGGCAGCAGGCCACGCAACCAAGCCGAATACAAACGCAACAAACTAATACTGTTACAAGAAAACCCATTTTGTTACTACTGTGGTAAACCTGCAACAGAAGCCGACCATGTAATAGAAGTAGACCGTTGGCCCGCAGGACAACCCGGAGTAAACAGCCTCGACAACCTACGAAGCGCCTGCCGTGGTTGCAACGCAGCACGAGGAAACAAATACCGTGCAGCAAGAGACGCAGGAAACTACGTCATAAAACCCAACACCAATAAGGAAAATAAAGGCAATCACTCTAAGCGTTTTTTTCACAGCGACACGGAAGCCAGATCGGAAGAGCGT